CCTAAGTCATCATCCATACGCCAAGTTCTCTTTAAGAAGGACACATCTTTTATGGGGATATACGGAATAGATTCCGCATCTTTATCTGCCATAGTATATGTAACTCCTACACTATCTAAAACTGCTTGAACTGTTGTATGATTGAAAAAATTAGCGCGGACGCTAACATTGTTGTGATTATCATCTCCATAGGTGGCTAAAGCCACATCACGGGAGAAATCCGAACAAGTTTTTTTTGGTGACAAGTTGGCAAAGCAGTATCTCATATACAACCAATTCACTATACCGTTAATAATAACAGTAAGTGGATGGCCTGATGGATTACTACCAAAAAATTCCAAAATATCGCCATTAAAATTAACCAACGGATATGCAATATCCATAGCTATGCACGAAACAATAAGCATCTGCTCCACGGTATACCCCGCAAGAGAGCAAATATACTTCAATATTTCAAAGGCAGCTAGAATCATACATGGTGGCATATTTTTATCATATAACTTATAATCGCCAGCAAATGATCTATCTTCGCCATGCTGTATCATATGCTCGTATAAATCTTCCCATTCTTTTGATTGTGCTATTATACCAGGGGCAGAACAAAACAACTTTCGTCTCCTCTGTATTAGACGCACTACAGAAAGCAAATATTTTCTGACTACAAAAGTGAAATCAACAGGTGCTCCTGAAAACTCGCGGGTCTTTCCCTCTTGTATCTTCTTAAATGATTTCGGTTCATCTTTTAAATTAGCACAAAAAATAGGCATGGCTCTTTCTCCTCGTTTATATTTGTCCAGAATTATCTTAACTCTATCCATAATCTCTTCGGTCAATTCGACAGGATCCATCACGCCACCTCTTGCTTCTACAGCTCTCATAAAATATTTTTTACTTTTTTTCCATGGAAATCCAGCACTGGAATTCCGGTTAATTTTATCTACATATGCAACACCAGCAGCACCATTGACTGTGGTAAAATCATCATAAACATGCACGCCGTCTAAATCTTCTTTTGTTAGACCGGCTTTTAATTCTTTTTTAATATTTTCTACACATGAATTCAATATACATAAATCTATTTTTGTAACAGGTTTCGACATAGCCTCTATAGCATGGTTCCAAGGTTTCCAACCATCCATAACGGGTGGGCCATATTTAACTTTATAGCCATAAGGTTTTAAATGAGGTTGCAACAATGTGGCAGTAACTCTGCTTCGGCCTCCTCTACGGTGATTTAACATACTACCATAAACATTCAGACAGCCTGACCTAACATATCTGACTGAACTTTTATGGTGTAATGGACCAAGGATCTGTGGAGCGCTCGCGGACGCTAACATAGGTTCCCCAGCCTGTACAACCACTGTATTGAATGAAGCTAAAGCTGCAACTGCCATCTCCTGAGTAACTTTAATGGCCATAACTTCACCATATCTTCCTCCAAGATAATGCAACCCAAGTATCACTGGTCCCATAGCTGTCGCGGACCACCACAACGCACTACAATCTCCATCTGCTGTATTGACATCAACAGTACCTCTCCAAGAATCTATGTTTGTGCTCAAAGCATCACAATGATATTGTGGCACCAAGAACACATTCTTTATATTCTTACGCTGAGGTTCTCCTTCGGCAGATCGAGAAAGCATAAATGCTGTTAATCTGCCATCAAAAGATGCTTTACAGAAAAGATGAGTTATATCTTTTTTCGGTGGTAAAGATAAACATTGAAAGTAAGCTAGATCTGACTTATCGTCAAATTTGAACAAGCTTCTTTTCATAGCGCACTCAACATTTCGAGTTATTCCTTCCATACTGGAACTCTGAATCAACTCCATCGTGAAATCTTCCTCATCTGGAACACTGTGTCTATTTGTCACATAAATATGACCACCTAAACAGACAGCTTTAACTCTAGTCCTTCGAAACTCTCTAGTGGGATGTGGTCGCGTAAAAGATAAACTAACGCAATTTCTTAACATCCTTGTTTCAAATTCATCATGAGGCATCGTCTTCCAAGAAGTGGTCAACGACGATACATCAAAAGTGGTTGTCTCGTACTTATCCTTATACCACACATTAGGCACTTCATCATGGGCAGGTTCAGGCATCTTTCCATCGTCAACTCGCGGACTGACAATATCAAGAATCTCCTTCTCCTCTTCCTTGGGTGTAAATAGTGAAAACTGAAGATCAAGCTTATTAGTAAATATACTCTTATAAGCCCAACCTATGCTCTTACACAAGGCTAACACACTAACTAAAGCTGCACTAATTGCAACAAAAAGTGGTATACGCCCTATGAAACCTTCAACTTTTATGCCAAGCCGTTTTAAAATGTATCTAGATACATTCTGCTCGTGCAGTCGAATCATAAAGTATCGCCGGAAAAATGTTTGGAAGACAGGAAAGGTGTAAAACCACTTCGCAGTCCTACGAAATAAAGTATACTCAAAAAAAAGATATATACCAAATTTCATAAATGACTGGAATATCACTTCCCCCAAACCATTGGGTTTTTTGTTTTCATTAGCATCCAGTATGTCAAAG